TCTATCGGTGTCTCCCCACCAACTGCTACAATACACATCTCCCCAACTTATTAGATTACTCATCTTTTGCTTCTTCCTTTAGAAATAACTTTAGTTTACGGATATTTTGCATCTTCGGTTTGTAAGTCCTCTTAAAGCACCCATCCGCTTCTTTGGACGTCCTTATCGGGGTAGATGTCTTCATTCGTGTTTGAGTTGTATTCGGGGTAATCGTTTTGATGGAAACTCATATAGTCCACAAAGCGTTGTACATAGTATTCCGCTATTTTGCGTTCCTTCTCAACAAGGTAATCTACTTCGCCTTTTTCTACACCCGTAGAGTTCTCGGAGTTGTGTTTGTAGACGCCTCCGTTACCGATTGTATAGGCAGCGAAAGGCAAGTACTCCATCATAGCGAAGTGAATCAACATTGGCTGAACATAGGTGTTGACCAACGTGAGGTAACTGCCCGTGAGAGTCCCTGCAATAATATCTGCACTAATCTTGTTGTACAAATCCGTACCAAGATAGTTTTGGACGTGTATCTCTTGGGCTACCTTAATCCATTGTATAAACTTGTCGGTGTCTACATTGCCCCCAAGAGCCGTAGACCGAACCAAGTCTTCGCGTTTAATAAATAGAGCCGTTGCCATCTCTTATCGTGGGTTTAAAAATCCTTCATTGGGCATATCTACGGGGCGGGTGGCTACCTTCTTGTCATTGACTTCAAGTTCAGCACCTGCCTTTTTAGCGCGATTGACACCTACTTCAGCATTTGGTGATTCAGCATCTACGCTACGCGCTCCCTCTTTAGCCATAAAGATTTTTCGCATCCAAAAATGATGACAACGTGCGCCTCCTTTGTACAACCAAATATCGTATGTGTCTGCACCCTTTGGACCAAAGCCTTTGTTTACGGCCTTTCCTTTCATTGCTAAAATATCCTCCTTGCGATACACTTTGGATGCGTTTACCATCTTTTTGCAGAACTCCCGAGAGTTATCTGCATAGGTATCGGGGGCATAGCCGTAACGCACTTTGTAAGGCCGTCCGCTTGGGGTTACTCCATCTTGTGTAGATGAAGCATTGGTACGAGCAACACCCGTAGAAGCAAAGGCGAAGAATTTTTCCATCTGCGCTTCTGCATCATAGTCAACGGGTGATTCTTCTACTAATTCCCATTCCTCCTCGTTGATGACCTCACCTACTTCATCCAAGAGGTCAAACATACTTTGCAAGTGTTCATCACTTGGTTCGTTGGCTGATAGTTTTACCCCCGTTTCTTCTTCTTGTGTTTCTTGGTCTACAACAACATTATCTTGGAACTCCAAAGGCTGAAGGGTCTTGAAGTACAAATTCAAAGAGATATCATTGTAGGCAAGAATCTTATCCACACCATCCAAAACCAACTCTTGGAAAGGTCGGATGATGGTGTTGTCAAAAAGAGTAGAGGCAGTCTTTAGTTCCTCTGCATTGTTTCCAAGTCCACTTTGGTCTTTAATTCCCAAAAGCATCGGAGAGGTAACGCGGTGAGCCACCATCAACTTACGCATCGCTTCATCTGCGAGGAACTGATATTGGTCGGAAGCATCGGACAACTGAACGGGGTCAATTGTAGCAGACATTTCTTTGTTATCGTTGAATGCGAGGATGAATTTTCCTGCATTGCTCGTTCCGCTGAACTTCTCCCCGATACGGCTTTCAATAATGTATCGCTCCTCCTCCGTTGGGACTCCGTTGTTGAAGTTAATCAACATTGAAGGACTCATCCCGTTCTTGATATTGTTGAGGTGGTAGTTTGCTACTTCCTCCTCTAATTCAGCATACTGTAAGCCTCCTTGATAGTCAACGGGAGAGTAGTAGTAAAATCCTGCTCGGTAAGGACGCACATAAAGTATTTCAATACCTTCTTGACTAAATCCAAAAGCAGGGATGCGCATTGGAGTTTCTTTCTTGTCCTTTACTGCACTCCAATCTTTAGCGTAATAGTACCCTTCAATATCACCCTCATCATTGCACTTTTCGGCTCGTAATGACTCAACGGGCATATGATACACCTCTGTGATACGGCTTCGGTCTTTTGAGTAGATAACTTGGAAGGCACATTGCCCCATCATCTTCAAATCAGCCGTTACCTTACGCATACAATCTTTGTGAAACAAAGACTTCATTTGAGCGTATTCATTCGGCTTTCTTGATGAGTCCGTAGCATCCAAGCCCTTTCCGTAAATCAGTTCGCTGATTCCGTTAATAATGGCGTTGTTTGTAGCACTTCCGTTATATCGGTCAATTAAAAATTGGAAGTAGTTGTTATCCTCGCCGTAGGCAACCCAATCCTTGTCCCGATATTCTTTTACTTCGGGAGTGGTGTAGGTAGATAGGTTTACAAATCGGATGTTGCTCATAATACGATAAATTCGTTGTTGTAGGACTGCTCCTGCGTGTAGACATTTTGGTTCACCGTGAACTTGTCATATTCGGTTTGAGAGGTTACAAACACCCTATCCCGATAAATAAGGTTAGAACCCTTAAAAATCTTCAAGCCATAGAATGTACCCGCTACAAGAGAAAACTCCGCAGAAAGGCTCATAAAGCCGTTAGATTCAATAATTGAAGGATTAATTGTGGCCGTAGTGTTTGTATTCTCATTCACAAGGTACAAAGTAACGCCATCTAAATCACTTAAATCTTGGCGTACACAAGATTGTGCTTCTAAAGTTCCTCCGTCAAGCAGAACACGCTCAAAATACAAATCCAAATCCTCCAAAGAAAACACATAGTCTCTTGGGATGATTGTAATGGTCTGCGAGGTAGATACGGGTTGTAAAATGTGCATCGTACCTAAATAACTAAAAAGCGAAAGTTTATTTCAAAAGAAAGGGGGCATAAGCCCCCTCTCCTCGTTTAACACACCTCTATGTTAGGGATTGATTTGCGTTGCGCTTACGCTAACTCCTGCACCACTCAAAGTGTTGTCAATGAAGTTAGCAGGTACTTGCTCTTGGGCAGTCAAAGTAAGGGTATAACCACTCAAGTCTCCCATTGCTGCTCCCGTTACAATAGTACCTCCCGTAACCTCTGCTCCGTGAAGCAATCCCATTACAAAGATATTACCGTTGTAGTCTTCTACAAAGACGTGAGGACGGCCATAAGCCATCAACTTCAATTCTTTGTGTGAAGCCTTGTCAAGTTTGGTGAAAGTCAATTCCAAAACTTGCTCGTAGAAGGTCGTTCCGTTCTCGCGTGATGAGTTTACATTCTGCGTGAATGAGGAGTTGCCTTTCACATCGTATTGATACGCAGAAGGAGTTCCCGCAAAAGAATCAATAGCGTCCGTGTTTGTTACATCATAGGTGATAGCACCCAAGTCCCCGTAATCGGTGAAATAAACGGCCTTGATGCCGCCTACTACATCTTTACAAGGTACCGCCCGTCCCGTTGTTAAATCACAAGCCATAATCTATTTTAAATAAAAAAGGAGAGCGAGGGTGTGCCCCAAGCCCTCCTTTGGGTTAGTCAATTTCGGTTAATTAAGAGTACAATACAACGTCAGCACCGATACCATACTGAACACCTGCCGTGTAGCGCATAATAACGCGAACGTTTTGTGAACCGTCCAAATCGCCCATATCAAGCAACTTCACTTCGTTGTGGTCGCTCAACAAGCCCGTACCGAAGTAGAGGTTAGAAGATTGAGCAGCAACCATCTTGTTAGAGGCCAAGCCACTAACCATAGAAACGCGGATTCCGTCAAAGAACAAAGGCTCACCACCGAACCATTGAGTTCCTTTAGCGTCCGTACCTGCAGCACCAAGACCTGCAGCACCGAATCCACCCAAAGCGCGAACGTAAGCACGAGCAACATTTTGAGGAACATAGATGGTCAAGTCTTCCTTGCCGTAGAGAGCGTTGGGGATAGCATCGGCTACTTTACCCATTTCTTCAATAACGTTGGCGGCAGTAACGGTTGTTCCAACAACATCGTTAACGTCAGCGTCAGCAGTCATCAAAGTAACGAATCCGTCAAACTCTCCTGCAGTAGCGTTAACGCCACCCCAAATAGTCTGCTCGGTCTTTTGTGCAACTTTAGCAGCAACGTGAGAAATCAAGAAGTCGCTGAAGTTAGCAGGAAGGTTGTCATAAACGGAGTAACCCATCTGTACGGCTTCCCAATCCGAACGAAAGTCCTTTTTACACAACTGCAAGTTCACTTGGAATTCTTCGGGCTGAAGGATGCGCTCCGTCAAGGTCAAAGACGAAGAAGCAGAAAAGTCGCAAGAAGCGTTAGCAACCAAATCGCCCGTAGCGATTTTCTTGATAACTTCCTTGTATTTGACGTTAGGCTTGATTTCAACAAGGCCTTTGTCAAGGGTGTCAGCGGAAAGAAGCGCAGCAGCAATGTATTTGCCCGCGAATTCACCCGCATACGTGGTTGTAATTGAGGTCGTAGTGGCCATTTTTATTTAGGTTTTTTATTTATTCAATTTAGACATTACTCGGTCAAGAGAATTCATCGGACGGCGATTGGCCAACTTGAATTCGGCTTTAGGAGCGTTTTCGGGGTTGTGCTTGATAGGCTTGGCTGCAGATTGTGAGGACAACTCGGTTTTCAAGTTTGCGTTCTCCTCCTCTACGGCACTCATCTTTTCTTTGTAAGCACCCATTTCTTCACGAATAGCAGAAAGTTCAGCCTTGATATCTTCAATCATAGGGCTAACGATTGCCTTCACTTGGTCTTCCATTGGCATTTCTTCAGCCAACTCCTCCTCAACAACTTCGGGAGCATTCTCCTCAAAGTGTGTTTCGGTAGTGTGTGATTCAACGACTTTTTTGGGTTCGGCTGAATCCATTTGAGCGTTTGGCTCGGCAGTAACTTCCGCTACTTCCTCTGCTACTTCTTCTTCGGATGACTTAACCTCACCAATGATGCCCTCCTCTGCTACATACATAACACGACCATCACCAAGAGTGTATTCACCAACGGGAACTGCAATACGCTCCTCCTCGTTAACAATGAATACTTCGTTACCTGCCTCAAAAGCATCTGCTTCAAGAATGGTTCCGTTCTCCAAAGTCATTTGCTCAAACTTGACCTCAACTGCCTCCTCTTTAACGGAAGACAGTTCTGTCATAATGCGCTTTAATACTTCAGTTGCTTTCATAACTAATTAAATAATTGATTGAATAAAATAAATTACATTTTTAATTGTTCCCCGTAGTTGGTCCGATACCCTGCGCCCACAAACTCCCATCACAACATTTACGTGAGTAGGTGTTTTTGTCCTTGCATAAGCATCCACGCTTTGAGCCTTTTGGGGAGGTGCGTGAAGGTATTACTACATCGCCTTTCATAGTTGACCAAGTTCTTTTAATTTGCTTTCTGCCCATCGTTTACCTGCTTTGCCACCCCATAGAAGATAAGAGATGGTTCCACACGCTTTAGTATCGCCCTCATCATAGTATTCCTCTGCTCGGGATAGGTATGAGTGCATCCGCTTTATTGTTTCTACGCTAACGGGTTTGCCTTGTGCAAGTTGCTGCGCCCGAATCTTGCCCACGTCCGTAGCACACTTGTTGTTAACCTTTAAATTAAGGTCAATGCCACGCTTCGCGTTATTGCTAACGGATTTTGGATAGTCCGAGTAAGATTCAAGTTCAGTTCTCTTTCCCGTCTTTCTGCGCTTGTCGCTTTTAATGACTGCTTTAATTTGAGCAAGGATGAGTTCTGCCTCCTGCTCCTCAAGGAGTTCCATCTCTTGCTTTGCGAAATTGACTTTATCTACAAAGTAACCTTCAATACTAAATCCTTTAACCTTGCCCGTTTTAACATAGTTATTCCAAATGTCATCGTTGTTTACTTTCATAGATACCATCCAAGTGCCTACGGGCATTTCAAGGCCATAGAGGCGGGACTTATCTTTTTCCTCGCTTTCAATAATCCAAGACTCCACCACACTCAAGCCCTGCAATTCGGCTTCGTGTTCAAGTGTGGATTTATTTTGATTCCCGTTTTGGAAGAACAATTCACTTGCCTTACGAATAGTGTCCTTTGAGAAGTACACATAAAACTCATCCTCTCCGTTACGGCGGTAGATGGGCTTGTTAGGAATAAGGGCTGCACCCATTAGGATGCGCTTTTCATCGTTCTGCGTAGCAAACTCAACCTTTTGAGTTTTAAGTGCTACAAAGTCCTCCTCAATAGCGGGGTTCTCAACGATGCTGATGGCTTGGATTCCCATCATCTCTTGCATCTCGTCAAGGACTAATTCAATTATGTTCATCCGAATGTTGCGGTTTTGATTCTCTTGCGTTCTAATTCTTGTGATGAAGTTACATCGCTTCCTACGACATAGGCTCTCATTGGTTGTTGGTTTATGCTTTGAGCCAACTGATTGATTCCGCTTTGCCCTACTACATTAAATGAAGGGGCTACCGAAGAAGCAGTTGTTGTTTGAATGTTTGGTGCTTGGGCACTTGAAGTCGTTGCGGAATTTATGCTTCGCAATGAAGCCACCGTAGAGGCTGCTAACGCTGCTAACTGAATACCGCGATTGATAGTACTCGCGGGTTCGGGGAGGCTTGTGCTTGACTTAAAAATACCGACTGCTGCTTGGGCTGCATCAACGATGACATTAGCCTTTGCAATAGCCTTGCTTTCACCAAACAAACCCTGCAAAGAACCTTGAATAGCGTCAACGGATGCATTGGCTGCTGCTTCTTTTGCTGCTGCAACTTGCTTTTCAGTAGTTACCCTTTGGTCTGCGTACTTCTTTTCAATGGCTGCGATTTCAGCATTTTCCTTTTCAGTAAGACGGGCGCGTTCTTCGGCAGTTAGTTCCTCAAGGGCGTTTAGTTTAAAGTATTTTTCTTGGATGGCTTGTATTTCCCTCTCTTGGTCCGACAAGAGCAATGAGTAAGCCTCATCCGCTAACTTTTGTTGCTCGGTGCGCCACGCTAAATCTGCATCGTGCTTTGCCTTTTGGAGGGCTTCATAGGCTTTTTGTTCCTCTACCATCCGAGCCTTTTCCTCTGCTGAAATTTCTTTGTTTAGGCGGTTAAGTTCCCGCTGCGTTGAGCGTTGTTGGGTTAGGCGTTGTGATTGGATATTGTTTACGGCTGCAATGGCTTGAGCCTCCTTATCCAAGTTCTCTTTGTTTGACCTTGAGAAAGTGTTTTCTAAAGTTTGTGCTTCAGCACGGAGTTGTAGGTATTCAACCTCTTTAGCAAGTAATTCATCCTCTAACGCTTGAGCATCAAGTATTGCTTGTTTGCGCTCCTCTGCCGTAAACTCTTCCTCTTGTCTTGACTTTAGTCGTAGGGCTGCTATTTCGGCTTCTTTCTTTGAACGCTCCACCAATAAGCCTCGCTCAATCTTGTCGGCTTTGGCTCTCATATCAGCCACACGCGCTGCTGCCTTGCCTTCGCGGATTTGTTCAGCCGTAAATTCCTTTACTGCTTCAATCGCTGCGTTGGTCTTGTCAGTGATGTTTTCTACGCCAAGAACAACTTTACCTACCGCGTCTTGAGCAACTTTACCTGCTTCGTAGAACTCTCCCTTAAAAAGTAAAGTAATTGCCTTTCCTAATTGCGGAATCAACTCAACGAGTCCCTCAAAGCGGTTTACTATTTGGTCCCGTATAAGACCAATAAAATCGTTAATGGCTTGTTTAGGGTTTTCAAATGCGCTAATGATGTATTCACCCAAGTCGGCAAGGAGGTCAACAAGGTTTCCCGTGATAGCGCCAATAACGCCCATAATCTTGGCGAACTTGTTTTGGCCTTCTTCTGAAGATTTAAACGCTGCCGTTAGCGAGGTAATAGTTAAAAGCAATAAACCCAAGCCCGTAGCAGCAATAGCCCCGCCAAGAGTTCGGAATGAGCCAGCAACAGACATAACGCCTTTTTGCATAGCCTTGAACGCTGATACTGCTCCACCCGTTTTTTTATCAATGGCAGAAAGACCGTCCTCTACTGCGGAGTTGGTCTCTTTGGCTTCATCACCCGCTTTTTTTGCAGCCTTGCCCGTTTCGTTGTAGGCATCAACTGCTCCTTTGGAATCACCCTTAATTACAATTACTTCAGTAACCGCCATTGCAACTTAATATATTCGTTCCAAGTTTTAGGGAGTTTGTATTTGCCTTTTGCAATGTCAATGTGCTTCCCTGCTCCAATCCACTCATCTAATTGAAGTAACTCAATTAAGTAACCTAAATTATTTGTCTTCATACATCATTGAGTAATTCCAATCGTGTCTTGCCCGTTGTCATATTGATATTAGCCGAATTGACAATCCACTTTTGGTTGTTCCAAATAATCTTGTTCTTGAGGTCAAAGGTGATGACCTTGCCGATAGGTAGTTGAGCCTCCACTTGAACGAGTCTACGCTTGGTATTGTACAAGTCCACAATGTAATCCTCCCAATAGGTCTGATAGAGGCTCTTGCCTACGGGGGTGAGGTAGAACGGGTCAGTATCCGCACCCCAACAAAGAGAGTAAGCCAATCCCGTGCCGATGCTTGTGCTTGAAACATTGGCGTACCATACCTCATTGATGGGTGGTTGTAGCGTTCCCGTTTCATCAATAAACCCAAGAGGGTTTGCGCTAATATCCAATGAGAACTCTCCATAGATTAGGATAGGCGCACCTACATAGGTATTAAATGCTCCATCCGTATCGGCTTCGCGGGTGATTGACTTGTATACAAGAATGTTACTTGGTATAGCCGTCATCCCGCCCATATGCGCTTGGAAGTTTGTTAGTTTCTCAAACAAGGGACATTCAAACGGGAGTTCTACTTGCAGTTCTTCCCCATCAAAAGTGAAGTCAGCACGGAGGTCTCCGAATCCCGTTGTGTTGCTACGCTGATATTCAAAGCCAAGTATCTGTTCGGTATCTTGGTAGGAGTATGCAATCCTACGATACAACTCGGGGCGATTGACACTTGTTTCCGTAATATCCAAATACTCTTGGAAGTCCTTATCCACTCCATCGGCATACCAATCGTTTAGCGTTTGTAGATTGAACTCCGTAGTGCTATTGGGTGTAACAACAAGGTTGTGTTGCTTGATGATTCCCGCTAAAAAGTCCGATACCTTGATTTCGGGCATTAGAGGACTCATAGCAAGTTGGAAAGAATAAGTAGCAAAAGCCGTTTGGTCTACCTCAAAGCGTTGGGTGGTTGTAGAGGCATCGTAAGCCGTGTAGTCCGTTACTTGGTAGTTGAAGGTTACTGCCGAACGAGGGCGTATTTTGATTTGTACCTCGTCTCCCGCATCAAAGCCATAGCCCTCAAAGGTGATAAGAACGCTTGAGGCGGGGTGGGCATCCTCTTGGGCTACGCCTATTTGGGTTCCGTTTTGGAACAATCCCACCTCATAGTTTGCGCCTACATTCTGCAAGGTGATGCGCAGTTCATAGGTATCCGTATCTACAACCGTCCAAGTTTCCGTAGACAAGTTGAACTCCGCACCCCCACCCGTAGTTCGGTTAAAGTTGATTAGTTGCCACTCAATAGCCGTTGAGGAGTCATACAAGTACCCTTCATAGCGATGCGCCCACAAGTATAGTTTGTTGAACTGCGTGTCGCTCATAAAGTCCCCCGTGAAATTGATTCCGTATTTGGTTTCAATAGCCTCAAGAATCCTTACGACTTTGATTGCGGGTTTGAGTTCGTAGTAATGGATTCCGTGATTGTGTCCAAGTGCAGCATCGTAGTGAATATCGTTGTCGTGATTGGGGTCGCTTGGTGCAACATCATAAACCCAATTCTTAACGGGACTCATCAAGGGGTAGAACACATCCCCACTAAACAAATTGCTTTGGTCAAAGCCTTGTTGAATGGTTGACCCATTGTAGTCGTGGTCATAAGTACTCAAATCAAGGTCATAAAGGTAATCCTCCCCAAACAAATCAGTAAGGTTTACCAATTCCCCATAGAAGGTCAAAGAGTACGAGTAAGGGCTTGTTGCCTTGACCAATACATTCTCCATTTGAACGACTCCCGTGCGGAAGGTTAGAGAGTTGATTTCTATCCTTGCCGTTTGGCGTACACGCCCATCAAAGCCACCCGACAAGTCGGTGCGGTAGTAGTGCGATAGGATTTGGTTGTTGGTCGTTGAGGCGGGAACGGTGAACGACTGCGTAAAGTCCGTGAAGACCTTGCTCAAATCTTGGATGTTCTGCACCGATAGGTTGATGCTGATTTCCTCGTCTTGGAATAGGTCAAGCCGTTGGTTGTTGATATAGATGTCTACTTGGTTCATCGGATGAGGTTGCGCTCATCGTGAGCGTAGTCAAAGGTGATGGTATAATTGATATTGCCCGTGTTCACTTGCTTTTGGTAGTCAATCGTTCCGCGTTGGGGGTTGACGCTTCGGTAGTTTCCGCCCTCTAATATGCGTACATCTTCACTCATCAGCATATCCTCAATAACATCCTTGTAGGCCTCCTCTACCCATCCCGTATTTAGGGTAATGGTATTGCGTGAGTTGATATTGAAGTCTTGGTATTGAGCCGTCTTGAAGTCGGGTTCGGTGAAGGCATCGGCATAGATGCTCCGCTTGTATTGGTCGTTGGTAAATGTTCCTTGCTCGTTGCTACGCTTAAAGAAGGTGATGTAGTCGCTTACCCCGTAGCGGTTCACATACTGAATTAATTCGGGAGTGTATTTAGATTCGCAGATGACCTCGTAGTTGTGAGCCACCTTATCTTGTCCTCCAAGAGCGTCAATAGCATCCATTAGGCAAGACCAACCCTCCACAGTTCCTCCATCGGCTTCTACCCGTGCGGGGTAATCAGCCCCTTCGGAGTTGGTGATAAGGTTGATGGTGTAGGTGCTTGTTGGTTCAACGCCTACAAAGTCCAATACATTCTGAACTCCGCTTGGGATGTAGATGACCTTTTTTTGACTTTCGTTTGAGTTGTTTGCAAACCCCAATTCATCTTCAAGGATATACCAATACTCCGTGCCGTTAATCTCGTAGGAGATGGCATTCAATCCATTTGAAGCGAGGTACAAAGCAGCCAACGCCTCACGATTTTGAGAGTACACTTGGTGAGTGCGGTCAATGGTCATACGAGCCTCCGTCCATTGGCGGTTTTGAGCATCGCCTCGCTTTGTCCAACCATCAGTTGCAAGGAACGCATAGGTAGTACCCGTTCCCCAAGTGGCGGTTGTTGGAGATGCACCATTATCGGAGTATGTCCAATCTCCCGCAACAGACACCCAAAGAACCTCACCCACATCGGAAGCCGAAGGAGCGGTGATGTTAAACTTACCCATAGGATGCAAAAACTCATCACGGATTAGATTGCTAATCTCAAAGTTGATAACCTCGTCAATAGAGATTGTCTTGCTTAAAGAGTAGTTATTAGTGGCGGGTGGGGATGTCTTTACGCCCGTGTATAGTTTAATGCTAACAGACATAGCATCAAGCGTATCTGCTGCTAAAGTATTATTCTTGCCCGTTACAAAGATTGGGCTTCGGGACATTCTTACGCTTGAGGGGGAGCCTAATGTTGGTGTACTCATTTTTATTGTCTTTCGGTAGAGGGTCGTTTAATAAATTCCTCAAATGATTTTTGGTCTAAAAGGAAAGCCTTTGCGATTTCGTTTGGAAGTTTCTCGTAAGCCATTCCAAAAGGCCGACTAAAGAAGTTTGTTGCCCGTATACCCTTGTTGTAGATGCTTCTTGCGATTGCATACTGCAAACTCTTACGAGGAATAAATCTACCCGTCTTTTTATCCCGCACTCCTTCAAGGCCTTTTTTTACTACCCAATTACCAAATGCTTTGGCAGGAGGAACTTTGCTTTTGTAACTGAATGGGCTTTGGCTGCTTTCGGGGTAGGTTGATTTAGCCCCCCGAACACCTTTGTCTTGGAACTCACCGTAGTCCTCCATATCAAAGTCAAAAGAGAATGACTCACCACTTTGAGATACGGAAGCCTTGTATGAAATAGAATCGTACAACTTTTTAGATGAGTTCTTTCCCATTCGGGTTAGGTTGGATTTGGATTGCTGCACCAAATACTTTCCGAACTTATCTAAAGCGAATTGTATGTTCTGTTGTCGGCTCATTAGCAGGAACTAATCTCGTTGTTTGGAAGGATAACGTCAAAGGTTGCAGTCCATCCCACCAAGAGGTTTTCAAAACGCTCTGAAAAGGGTACGCAAGTGGGGACAGAAGACAACTGATACAAGTCCGTGTACAAAGTGCCTTTTCTTAATTTCGTTGTTAGGTCGTTTATTACGGCAAGTTGGGTATTGAGTATGTCCTGCTCGTTTGTAGTGCCGTAGAAGGGTTCATTTTGCGTTTTAGGGTCTTCCTTTGTTTCATCCACAATATCCATACACATAACCGAAACATTAATTGTAATGGTTTGTCCATCAATGGTTGCTTGGTTTACCATTATGTGAGAAAGAGGGAAGATGGTCTGCTTGTTCAAGTCCACATCAAAGATGTCCCCAAAGGTTACTACGTTCACTTGGCTATGTGCCTCAAGCGTGTCTTTTATGGTCTTTGTAAGGTTATAAAATTGCCTCATCTTTTCAGTAGTTGATTTTCAATTTCTTGTTTCTGCTTTTCAAATGTCAAAAATGTTAGACAGTGGTGTAAGGATAATTTTCCAATGTCTTCAAATCGTGTAGGGTCTCCTTTAGAAAGTTGATAGAATGTAGTGTACCATCCCCATCGTTGTCCAAATTGGGCTTGGCGTGAGAGGTCAGTCCCGCCTCCCTCTGCGCCAAATACTTCGTCATAGCGTTCAACAACTCTTTGCCTAAATGATAAAAAAAAACCACCGCACCTAACGCTACATCCATCGGGGCTTGCTTCATCAACTCGCAATACTTGGTGGCGGACTCGTAAGGCTCAATGTCGTAAAGCCTTCCAACCTTGTTTGTGATTGGGCGATAGAGTACTGCTAATGTTTTGTGTAGGTCTTGGGTTTCCTGCAGGTAGTTATCCAAATCAACAAACTCCCCGTAAGAGATTTCCTCAAGGGATGGGATAAAACCAAATTCCTTTCCTTTAAGCGTAAATCTTTGCTTGAGTGATGGCTTTTCCTGCAGCATCTTATTTAAGTGCTTAAAAACGCCCTTTATGTCCTTAAAACGAACGCTTGGGAGATTATCAATAGGGACACCACAAAATATCTCAAGCATTTTTTTACTCAAGAATTCCTCATCGCCTTCTAAACGAGCGAAGCGTTGGTACTGCTCTACGGTAATTTCCGAAAGCGTGGTTGGGACAATGACTTTGAGTTCCATCGTTTAAATAACTTGTTTGCTCAAAGTTAGCGCATAAAAAAAGCCCCCCGTTAGGGAGGCTCTCTTTTTTTAGTGTTGGTTTTTTACTTCTCCAACCACTGTGTTAGTTCGGAAACTAATTGCTCAACTTCCGTGCGGGTCATTTGAACGTGGTCGCATCCACGAGCCAATGTCAACTGCAAACAACGACCTCCACGCTCTACTCCACCTGCGAAGGAGGTTAAGTGCATTTCACGCTGCTCTAATTCGTGGTGCCATCCTTGTTGAGTGAACTGCGTAACATTTGTCGTTGCGGTGAGGGTTGCTAAATCTTGTGCCATAACTCTTGGTTTTTTAGTTTTTGTTTGTTGGTTAGTATGAAGATACTCCGAGCCTTTCAGTGGACAACACCTTAACCGAAAAAAACTAAAAAAAGATAGTCCCTGCCTAAAATCAGCGAAGTGCGTACCTGCCGTAGTTGGGTCGGCTTAATCTATTGTATGTGGCGTAGCGTGTAGCATCAATAGCGTGATTAAAGGAATCAATGGGCTTGTTAAGCAAGTTTCCATTCTTATCCTCCTGCCATTTGTAGTTCTGCATCTCCTTAATCACGTTGAGCGATTCTTTGGTAACGAATAGCCTATGGCGTTTGAGGATATCTATTCCCGCCATAATTGAATCAGCACCTTTCACTGTAGGCTTTACATTCCATCCCATACGGTGTAGTTCCTCAATAGATTTAGGTTCTGCGCTATCTGCCCACACCTCATCGTACCTCGTTAACCCAAGTAGGGTGAATTTGTCGCTGATATCTTGGTTGGTTAGATTGGTGTGATAAAGCAGTTCTTGAATGTATAAGTCGCTTCCATCTTGATACACCTTTACGATAGCCGTTGGGTCATTGGTGAAGCCAAAGTCCATTCCTATTGATAGGAGTTTGCCTTTTGGTTCTTCTGCAATACCAAACTGAAAGATGGTTGCTCTACTTGCTCCCCTTTCACCCAAGCCATAGACCCTCCAATAATCCTCATCCGTATCGCGTAGGCGTTCAATCTCATACTTGATAGAGTCATCCAAGAATGGATTGTCCTTGTATGTGGTTTGGTAGAAGTCGCAATCCTCACGAGGAATCACCCTATCGTATATCCAATGAAAGGAGTCCGAAGGGTTGTAGTCAAGGATGATTCGCTCATCAGTACGAAAGATAAGTTGCTGCCAATCCTCGTAGAACAATTCATTGGCCTCGTTGATGTAGAGTAAGTTTCGTTTGCGTCCTCTAATCTTCTGCGGTTGGTCCAACGAAATAAACTCTACCAAGTTTCCATTTAAGTGGTATTCGTGGCTTGAGCGATTATGGAACTCCTCAAAGTAAGCACCATTATTACGCAGGATTTCAAAGAAGTCCCGCATCACCGAAGCACGAAGCGATGGGAACGACTTCCTACAAATGGTTATTGTCTTCCCTTTGTTATGGGTAGAATAGTGAAAGATTATCCATAGCAGGATGTTGTAGGTTTTCCCACTACGAGTACCCCCCTGCTCAACAATGATTTTCTTTGGTGATTTGAGCAGGTGCTTGTATACCTTATTCGTCCAAATCCTCGCCACCTAATATCTCAACTTCAAAAAGGTTATCGTTCATCTGCTGAATCTCTTGGCGTTCAACGTAACCTCTTTTCTTGCCTTTTGTCTTTAGGTAGAAGATTGTCGCTGCCGTACTTCCTTTTTTTATTTGGGCGTGTAGTTGGCTTTCGGCAAAGTCAAGGGCTACATTCTGTAGGTCATCAATAGCAGCCTTGAATTCAGCATCATCATTGTAGTAGAGGTAATAGGTTCCTCTACTAACGCCCACCTTTTTACACGCCGTTGTAACAACGCCAAGCGAAGACTCCATCGCTTCAATGAGTGCCTTTTTTGTCTGTTCAACTTTGTTCATTTTATCATTGACATAAATTCGTGTCGGGGCATATCATCCTCCTTGAAGATTCCTACCATTTTTGAAGTGGTAGTGTACACATCGTGCTTCTTAACTCCTCGCATAGCCATACACAAGTGCTGCGCCTTGAGGACTACTGCTACACCAAGTGGATTGAGTTCATCCATTAGGCGGTCTGCGACTTGTTGGGTGATGCGCTCTTGGTTTTGTAATCTGCGTGAATAGGTTTCAAGGGTACGAGCCAATTTAGATAGACCAACAATCTTGCCGTTTGGAATGTAGGCGATATGTCCTACTCCAAAGAATGGAGCAAGGTGGTGTTCGCATAGGGAGTAGAATGGGATGTTTGTTTGGATAATCATCTCGTCCATACCTTCGGAATCAAATGCCGTGAAGTTGAATTGGGGAGGGTTTAGGAACTCCTCCATAAACTTCAAGTATCGTTTGGGGGTGTCCTGCAATCCTTCGCGGGTTGGGTCTTCACCAAGATATTGAAAGATGCGAACGAGGTTATCTTGAACCTCACCATCTTCTTCTTTTTCAAATGGGAATACGAGCCACTCACCCTGCATCTCAACGCGCTTGTCAAAGAGTCCAATAAAGGGTTTGTTTGGGAATTGCTTCTTGAACTTTTCCATCGTTGCTCCCGAATCAACAAGGTCATCAATAATAACATCGGCTTCTTCGGGAGTCATTACTGCATTGCCCGTCATTGCTGCGATGACCGAACCTCCTCTTGGTACACCATAGTACTTGAGGGATTTATCCAAGTTATTGATTCGTGCGTAAAGTTGTTCCCAAGTGATGTAGGTTTTCATACTCCCGTTTTTTGATTCCAAATTTCAATGTGTAAGCGAGTGGTGAAGTTTAAGTAGTTGTCTCTCGCTAATTCGGCAACGTACTGTTTTGTTTTTGAAATGAGTTCTTGGTTTTCCCCTGCGGGCATTAGCCAAATCTTCTGCTTATCTACAATAGGCCAATACAATGTACGAACCTCATTCCAATCTTCCTCGTTAGAAATAACGAACTTAAAGATGGTATTTTTCTTGTTAAGGTTTGCAATAACATCGGGCTTGAAGGTCTGCTCCACATCGTTTCCACTATTGGATAGTTTAGGGGAGCAGTTAAACAAGTCTATTTGGTAAAGCAGGTCGTCGGAGGGTTGGATTGTGCCGTTTGTTTCTATCTCAACGAATACATATTCGTTAATGTTAGCCCGAACATAGCGCAGGAACTCCACAACGGCTTTCTGCTGCATTGTAGGCTCTCCTCCCGTAATAATTAAGTGTGCGTTGTTTTTAATCGCTTCTACGCAATCTTTTGGAAGCACTTGGTCAAAGGCTTTACTTTGCGCCTTCATCCATACCTCAATCGTATCGCATCTCCATTGGGCATCGTTATGGAGTTCTCCATCAAATTGTGTTCCCATTCCACCACACATAAGGTTACATCCCCCCAAGCGCACAAATACGGAAGGAATGCCCATTGTCTTTCCCTCTCCTTGAATGGAGTAGAAGACTTCGCTGACTGCAAGTTTACTGCTCATAGATTACGTTTGATGATTTGGTTTCTGCTAATTCAATACGGCAAATGTTAAGACCCGTTTCACGCTTAATTCTATTGAATAGCCACATTGCCATATTTTCAGCAGATGTTTCAAAGGGAAGGGATTTGTATGGCTCGTTAGCCAAGTCAAGAACGGCACACAAAGTGTCCTGCTCGTGGAGGATGAAGTAGTGGTCGTACTCTTTAATGATGGGTTCTACTTTGGCGTCTATATCCGAAAACAACACCGTGAGTGCTCCATTCATCTCAAGGTCAAAGATGCACACCACATCATAAGTGTGGCCGTGAATCCGTCCGCATTTCTCACCTGCCTCTTTGTTGCGGTGGGCTGCGTAGAAGTGATATCGCTTTTGTATTTTCATTCTTGATTTCCTGCGTAAAGTGAGTATTGTTTAATTAAGACCTCTCCCGCTAAAGCGTATTTTGAATAGTAGTCAAAACGCTTTTCAGTTGGCTCCATCCATTGGCTGATGATATCTTCAATTTTTGGGGAGTAGCGTTCCTTTAGTTTTTCAATAGGGATGTCGCTATTCTTTACTGATAAGGTTTTAGTACCATCATTCATCTTTAAATGCCCGAAGCGGTTAACCTGCTGCCACGAAGTGCTATCGCTTGAGGAACAAAAGTTCAAGTTGTTGAGCAGTTTGTTTTCAGTGCATCCAAGCAAGTGAATATCAATAGATGGCTTCTTTGCTTTAATGTAGTTAGCCAAGCGTTCCGTGTATTGCTTTTTACCCGTTGCCCGTAATTCGGGAACGCTTACTGCAATGTATTCAGAAAACTCAATCATCTCATCCAAGCCACGTTGACCATCCTCTATGTGGAAGACATTTATTTGTCGGTTGTTGGGAAGGTCGTTCTTCATCCGCTTTCGGTACTCCTGCGCCTTTTGTACTCCTAAAATTTTTTGGCAGTCAACCTCCACACAAGTTCCCTTGAAGCCCGTCCTATTTACGAAGTCCACAATCAACCCGTACCACTTCTCAATAAATGCTGCATCTCGCTTCCCTGCGTGTGCGCCAAACATTAGGGTGAACAAACCCGAATCCATTATCGTGTGTCGGCTTGCACTATGTAGATAAAGTGGGGAGTTGTTTGTGCAGGTCTTCATCTTCATCGGCTTAATGCCGACCTCGTGAGCAATAAGCGGAAAGACGGTGAATAGAGAGTAGTTGATTCCCGATACCTCGTGAAGGATTTGTGCGAAGTCTTGATTCTCTAAACCTGCAAAGTGGACTTTTAGATTGGATTGGTTTTCTACTATCATAATTCTAATCGTGCTCCACCCCTATCGTCCTCAAATACCTCAACCCAATTAGGCTTGAATTGGTGGTACAAATCCATTGCAATCATTTCGCAAGACATAGCACCGAACTGACAAGGAACCCCATACTTTAAACAAAGATAGGCTTTCATCTTTTCTTCTTGAATGAAGATTTCTATTTCCCTATCCAAGTCCACTACGCGAAACCCTGCTCGGATTCGGAATATGTGGCGGTGGTTGTGCTTTAAGAACTCTACCTCCTTTGGGGGAGTTGGATAGTGGTGGAAGCCGATGATATCAAAATCGGTAATAACAAAGGTTTTCATTCTTCCAAGCCAAGTAAACGCCAAACGGCTTGTTCGGGAGTAGAGGCGATTTCTAACAATTTATCCTTAACAAGTTCGTGTTCTTCTTGTGGGTACTTTAGAACGATTACATCGGGCTTTTCTTTGTCTTCGGGAGCGCCTTCGTTAAAGAAGTCATCCAAGTTGATATCGTTTTCGGGAACCCATACATCCAAGCCCCAATCAGCAAGTGCCTCGTTGTCCCATTGGTTTGCAAGGATATCCCAATCCCATTCACCAAAACCAACATTATCCTTGATAATAAATTCAGCCTTTTGCTGCTCTGTAAGAGTGTCAGCCACAAGGACGGGAATTTCCATCAATCCTGCTGCGATACACGCTTTAAGACGCATATTTCCACCAAGAACTACCATATTGCTATCTACAACAATAGGGCGTAGTTCAAGCATTTCGGGGAACTCTTTAATGGACTTTACAAGTTTGTTAAACTTCTCATCCTTAATAACACGAGGGTTGTCCGTGTTGGGCTTTATGGTATTGATATCTACTTTCATCCTTTAATTAACTTTCTTTTGTGTATTTCCCGAAGGTAATCTTTTGAAAGGTTAGTTCCAAAATCAGCAGCGTAATGACAATTCCTGCACAAAGCCATTAGATTTTCAATGGTGTCTTTTGTTTTACTACCCCCCATTCCGCGAGGCTCAATGTGATGAATGTCTACTGCTTTAGCACCACAAACCTCACAAGGGATGAAGTCCGTTGTATCGTAACCCATCCCCTGCAAGTACACCTTTGTGTGGTTCTTCATAAGTGCATTCCGTTCTTACTAACGATACTGACTCCCCACCATAGCCATCCGATGCTTACGCATCCATCGCATATTGTGGAATCATAGGTGATTGAAATGTGAGGGAGCAAATGTACGCTTCCTATGTATTTGAATGTTTCTATGCTCATAGTAATAAATCTTTAATTTGCATTATGTAACAATCCGAAGCAAATGTCCATACGCCGTTGCCGTAAGGGTCTACTTCTCCTTTCTTTCCGAAGATGCTTTGTTTGTAGAAGTTGTCCTTCTCAATGAATCCATAGATATAGGAAACCGAGAAGTCATACGCCACCCCAACGAAGCAATAATAGTCGCACCCTTGACGGGTGTTGTAGTTTGAAACGGCTGCTGCCCAATTTGGTTGAGGCGTTTTGCCTTGTGTGAATCTTTTGGTTTTGACATCAACCATATAAGGATTCCCGTCAGCACCAAGCATTACGATGTCATAGTCGTAGGTGTTCTTTTGCTCGGCATTGTAATAGTCGCAAACGATAACCTCCCCCAACGCTCCCGCAAGGTTTCCATCCCCTTCGGTAATGCTATTGTTCAACACCTTGAAGTCAAACAATTCTTGAGCCCGTTGAATTTGGTGTTGGGTTGGGAATATCTTAATCACAACTGAAATACTTTGACATTGGCGGTATAGGCCGAATGTTCGCAATCACGAGCAAAGGTGATGGCTTGTTTTTCTTCCTTAAATGTTCTACGGGCGTTCAATAGCCAAGTATCATTCTCAAGGAACTTATCATAAATTACTACATATCCCATTTCTCGTTGGTGTTAAAGGTTTCTATTTTACACTTTGTGGTGTTTTCATCTTACACTTTAAAAAGGTTTGGGGGAGGCTAAAGAAACCAACCTAACTCACCAAGAGTGCCTCCCCCGCCCCTCTATTGTTGGCGGTCAAGCCATCTGCGGTACATATTCGCTGCTACCGCCAATCGTTGTGGATAATAGGCATAGTCCTTCTTTAGCCTTGCCATTGCTATCCTAATAAATTGATCTTTCATTCCAATGTTCCTTGAATGGTGTACGAGTCCAAATCATTGTGTAAGACGAAGAAGTCCTTGTAATCTTTCAGAGCCTCCTTCACCTTCTTGTATCCCTTGTTGATGAAAGAATCTGCAACGTCAAAGACACCAATATCTAAAGAGCCTTTGTCTACTGCGATGAATTTGAAGTTGTCCGTTGGTATATTAAATAACTGCGTATAGATAAACGCTTGAATGTCGTAGCCGTATTTCTCGGCACTCCATTGGAAAGCGCGGATGTCCTGCGTTGTTTTAAGGTCTGCAACAAAGTTGTACTTGGGGTCATAGATATCGGCTTTTGCTCTAAAGGCGAACCCTTCTAACATTTGGATTGCAGGTACTTCAAATTCGCATCCTCCTATCATCGTAAGTACATACTCGTTGCGAAGTACTGCATCCACAATACGCATATTCTCATCGTGTTCTTTTGCCGTGAGTACAATCTTATTTGATTTGGCGTTGGCCTCCTTAAATGATTTAGCAACTCTGCTTTGAACATCCACCACGTGGAAACGCTCATCAAATAAATGTGGCTCAAGTACCATTGTGTGGATAAACTGTCCTACCTGCAAAGCGGTAGAGTTTTGCTCTTGTCCGTACTGCGTAACGAATTTGTAATGCTTGGGGCTTTTGGTTAACAGTTTAATGTTAGAAGAACTCATAGCGTTCTTTCCCAAGTACCCGTAGTAGAAGTCATCGTTGGTCATTTTAGCAATGAGTGCTTCGCGCTCCCAAGTATCGCCATTAAGTAGTGTAATCATTTGAGTTTGTTTTCAATGTGGATTTTATACTGACGGCAATACTCTTTTGCAAAGTCATAGAAGTCCTCGTGCAAAGGGATAGTAAGAATGAGATTATCTGTTTCGGGACATACTGCTTCAAACTCCGCTACGATTTCACCCTGCTCGGGAGTACAACTCCACGAGCGAGGGTTAATCATTTCAATGTGGAAATACTTTTCAGTAACCATTGCGGTCAAGTTCAAGGTTCAATTCTTCAGCAGCGTAGTTGATATGCTTTTGAGTGGTAACGCTCCACCATCCAAGTTGGATGAGTTTTCCGTTTTTCACTTCAGCAACCTTTGTGGTGTAGGACACAATGTGTGGGTAAACAAAGGTCAAGTTCTGTTGGTACTTTTTAAATTTCATAACAATAATTTTTAATCAAGTTCGTGGTAATCTTCATAGTTGCAATCAAGGCAGATGCCGTTGTAGTCAAGAACCGTGTAGCAGTATTCGCAGCGTTCGGGTTCTCCGTAGGGGTCGGGTGCGCCAAATTCAGAACACATAGGTCAAGATTTTGAGGATGGCGAATGGGGAGAGCAATAGAGCGATTACCATTGC